TTCAGCAAAAACTCGTAATGATCCGAACTCACGAATACGTCAGGCTAGAAGGAGATGGAAATGTTAAACAACAAAAAAAGAAAAATAAAAAAAGTTGTTAAAGCTTTAAAAAAAGCATCTAAAGCACATGCTGGTCAGGCAAAAGTATTAAAAGGAGTTATCAATGGCGGATCCAAAAACAGGAACAGGTAAAAAACCACCAGGAACAGGTAGGAGGCTTTACACGGATGAGAATCCTAGAGATACTGTTAAAATTAAGTTTGCGACTCCTACTGACGCTCGTAAGACTGTTGCAAAAGTTAAAAAGATATCTAAACCGTTTGCAAGGAAAATACAAATCTTAACTGTTGGAGAACAGCGTGCCAAAGTTATGAAAAAACATCAAGTCGCTGCTATATTTAAGAAAGGGAAGGAAGCAATAAGAAAAAATGAAAAAAGCAATACTAGAAGCACTTGAAGCAAAATATAATGCACAAATAGCTGAAGCAGATGCAACAATAAAAATCTATTTAGAAAATAGTGTTGGCATTGGAGAACATCCACAACACATAGAAGAGATAGATAAACAACTACAAAAAATAGCAGACGCTCAAGAAAAGTTAAAAGTTATAGAAAGCTTTCAACCTGAAAGGAGTGTTTTATAATGGAGGATGGATTATTAATTGTATCTAAACTACAAAAATTAATGAGAAATAATTTACAAATTATTGGAGACACCATGATTACTGGTGGGGTTGACAATATGGAAAAATACAAGTATCTACTAGGACAAGCAAATACATATCAAATTATGTTACAGGAAATCTCTAACCTGCTAGATAAGAAGGAGCAAAAAAATGAAAAAGGAACAGTTATCGACCTCAACGCAAGAGGAACCAAAAGTTAAACTTGCATTAGAGGAAAAATACAAAGAGCAAGATAAAAAAGAAGAAAAGAAACAAACAGATCTTTCCAAAAAAGAATCTTCTAAATTACCAGAACCCACTGGATGGAGAATTTTAGTTTTACCTTTTAAGATGAAACAAAAAACTAAAGGTGGAATACACTTAGCTGAAACAACTTTAGAAAGACAACAAGTTGGATCTAATTGTGGAATGATTTTAAAAATGGGTGCACATTGTTATGATAAAGAAAGATATCCTGAAGGCCCTTGGTGCAAAAAGGGTGATTGGGTTATCTTTGCTAGATATGCTGGATCAAGAATACAGATCGATGGTGGGGAAGTAAGATTGCTAAATGATGATGAAATATTAGCAACCATCGAAAACCCTGAAGATATATTTCATCAATATTAAAACATAGAAGGAGAAAACTATGCCAGAAGAAGAAAAACAAAAACAAGAACCAATGGTTGACATAGATACTTCAGGACCTGAAGTAGAGGTTAATCTTGAAGAACAAAAAAAAGTTGAAGAACCAAAGGAAACAATTCAAGTCGAAGAAATATCTGAAAAAGAAGCAGATAAGACATATGAAAATGAAAGAGAAACAAAGTTAGAGGAAACTAAACCAAAAGAAGAAACAGAAGAGAAGAAAAAAGAATTAGAAGATTATAGTGAAGGTGTTCAAAAAAGAATTGCTAAGCTAACAAAAAAATGGAGAGAAGCTGAAAGACAAAAAGAAGCTGCTCTTGATTGGGCTAAAAAAGTAAAAGATGAGCAAGAAAGTTTGAAAACCAAACTATCAACAATAGAACCTAACTATGTAACTGCAATGGAAGGCAGAGTAACATCTGGTTTACAAGCAGCACAAGCAGCGTTGTCGAGAGCTAGAGAAGCTGGAGATATAGCTGCTGAAGTAGAAGCACAAAAAATGATTGCAAAATTAGGTGTTGAAGAAGCTAGAGTTGCTAACCTTAAAAGAGCAAATGAAGGTAAAGCTCCAGAGAAAAAAGAACAAACTCTTGAGCAAGCAATAGCTCCTAAAAGACAAGCACCTGATCCAAAAGCTGAAGAGTGGGCTGAGAAAAACCCATGGTTTGGTACGGATAATGCAATGACTTATACTGCTTTTGACTTACATAAAAAACTAACCGAAGAAGAAGGGTTTGATGCGCAAACAGATGAATATTATACTGAAATAGATAAGCGTATGAGACTTGACTTCCCACATAAATTTGGTACAACTGAATCAACGGTTACGACTAAACCT